ACTTCTAGCATCATCTGTTGGGTCGATTTATGTTCTTCTAAAATCAGATTTTTTAATTCGCTATTTTCTTTAATAATGTCCGCATTTTGTTTCAATATGGACATTACTAATTCTTTATCAATAACAAAATTGTTGCTTACGTCTACAATTGGATGAAATACTTGTGGACATTTCTGCTGATGATTCCATAATGACGACGCATGCTTATATTTCTTACCACAATTACATGAGTATTCTTGGGCATTTTTTGGCAGTTTTTCCTTCGTATTTGTTCGTATTTGGTGTTTAGATGTTAACAAATGGGTGTCGTAGTTATGTTTTTTGCTACATTCAAAGTCACATAAATCGCAATTATATGTTTTATATTTTTTTAGAGTTGTTTGCGTAGAATTGTTCAATTCTGTTCTATGTTGGTGTTTACGACTGTGAAAATGTTTTACACCTTTTCACATTTCAAATGCCGAATAAAAAAGAGGCTTCCCTCATTTTTATTTTTTTTATAATTATTAATTAACTTACAATTCAAAAGTAACTCTACTATATCGCACAATATAACTATATTCTACTGCCAAATTTACTCTACAATTTTCATCATATTTTCTAATTGTCGAAGGACCTTTTATATGAGTAAGAAGCTCACAATCACTTAATCCATATAAGTCTGTATAATGAACTTCTACATCAGAAGTCCAATCTGCTCCGCTTCCAATCCACCCTAATTCTTCATTAGTCAACGAGATATTAATAAGAGGGCCCAAATCACGTGTATTATGTGAGCGATATGTCGCAACAGCAATAAGTTTACCGTGAGATTTGCTTGTTACAAACCACAATCTGTCCCCTGGTTTAACATTCTTAACAAAATATTTGCCGTGTGGTGATGTTAATGTCTGTATCCCCCAAATTCTGTACTTGGAAGAGCGTTTTAAGTTTTCTCCATCACCAACTCTCAATAACCAATCAGTAGTCATTTTTAAATCTCAAACTTGATATATTTTATGTCTTTTATTTAAATATAAAAAAGTATTTCAATTTTTTTTAATTTATATTTAAAATTTATTTTACTAAAAATTTATAATCGGCGTTTGAAATGTGAAAAGGTTTAAATAATTGCTATTTTTACTTGTATTAAAGTCACATGTTGTACAATGATATTTTGAGGCGTTTTCAGGTATTTCAATTATACTAGGTAATGGTTTAATAGAAGCCTTAGGTTTGGACATGGGCTCAATACTATTCAGGGTTGCGTTTAATGAAATAAAATATTCCTGCTCTTTTATTCTTGCTTCGTAGTGATTCTGACAGTTAAAAAAATTGACAATCTCCATTCGCCAACTTGTCCAGCCACCATTTTCTCTTATAATTGTATATAGTTTACAGTTATGATTAGGTGATTTTGGATTCCCACAACTTTGTTTATGAGCGTGTTTTCGCTGAACAAAATTAGTGGTGTGTCCAACATACAACTCCTCTATACTAGTATCTTTACACGTAATCTTGTAAATGATTGTATTAGAATAATCAATTTCGGTCGTTATCTTGGGCATTATTTTACTATGTAGTATTATCTTTATATTAAAATATTCTTATAACGACTAGTCAAACTTCTTTAAGTCGCATACATGAGCCCTGCATTTCCGCCCACAAAGGTAATCATATTTATTCTCTCTTCAAACACATATAAGTCAAAATTGTAATCATAAATTCGCCAGGTTGGTTTATTAATGCCGATAATTTGCCCCGAATCAGGATCACATATGGTCAACACTTGCGCATAAGGGTCAACCGGAGGCGTAATCGTATTAAATTCAAAATCAACCTTTGTAAATCGGCTCATATTCATCGCACCAGATGGCTGTAATACAAAAGGTGAAGTATCTAAACAAAAATTATAACAAAATAATCCATCAGGGGCATTTCCCGCGTTTGACACGTACTTTTCAATAAAATTAAACACGCCCGCAGGTAATACATTCTCTCTATAACCGCCATCAATCATAATTCCTAGGGTAACTAATATTTGTTTTAAATTTTGCGGATTATATACCCCACTAATCAGTAATCCAGTAGGACTGCCCGCCGGATTTTGACCAGGTCCAAGAGTAGACGCACCATAAGGGTCAGGATTCGGGAAAGCCCCCACAGTTGGCGCGGGATAAGCAGGAACCGGCATATAATTATACGGCCAATTAGAATAATTAGACCACTCATTGCGTAAATTCACGTCACTTCGTCGAAAATAAAACATCCAACTGGCGACCATTCCCAACGAATCTAACTGAGCTTTATTAGAACCGGTTACATTATAAAACACGTTTTCATGAACCTGCTTAAATAAATACTTTTGTTCATTCTTCGCAAAGAGCACAGACTCTTCATTAGAGAGAAAACAATAATTACAATTTAAATTAATATCCGGATTCCATACAGACCTTACATCAACATATGAAGAGGGCCCTAATTCTTCATCGGGTGGCGTTTGTAAGAAGCGATACATTTGCTGATAATACTGGTTAAAATTTGGCGCTATATATGGACACCCATTCGCGTAATCAAACACATCTCTTATTCTAAATAATTCATTGAGGGGACGAATAGTAACAGTAATATGAAGCTCATTATATTGCAGGGACACCAAAGGAAACGCCATTTGACTTTTCAGTCCAAACCACGAGTTCAATGGAATATATAATATTCGCCCCATAATAGATGGTTGTGCGCCCGCAGCACTGGACGTATAATAAGCATTTGGATATGTATTAGAGTAAGAACCCGAATTTGCCGGGTCATTTAATTCAGCAACATTACCAGTCATTTCATTAAACAATGCCCTTTTGGTACCCGTAAAATCGCGCTGAACAGCAGATAACAGATACTGGCCCGAATATTCTTGTAGCTGTTGATTCCCGCATGTAATCGTAACTCTACTAATCATTTGGGCGCCAATATTATCAATCCATTTAAATTCATATGGAGACCAATCAGTGTAACTGGTGGTTCCGTCTCCATTTTCAATTTGTTGGGGAGGCATAATGGGACTCCATATATTAGGTAATGCGAAGGATAGATAGCAATCTTTTAATAAGTCCGCATAACGTTTCACTTTAAACACGAAAGTGGAGTTAGACGTGAGATTCAATGTGGGAGTCCCTTCATAATCTAGACGGAAGTTTTGCTTGCCGAAATTAGTGTATTTTGCATAGGTTGTTTTCCAAAAGGTTTTACTAGGATTTCCATTTAATATGATATTTTGCTGTCCTTGACTTACGAGGTTTAGCAAACCACCTGCCATATAATTATAACTATATATTAATTATTTAACTAATTTCAAATGATTAATATATTCAGTTTAAAAATATATTAATATATTAGATAGTATGTTAAATAACGTTGCTCTTACAGATGATAAAAAAACTATGATTTCTTATATAATAATTATGGTCATTTTTTTTATAATTATTTGGATTATATATTACGCTATACGCGTGAATGGGTTACAAGGAAGGGAATGTAGTTATATGAATCAATTATATCCCAAGGTAAATGGAGCAATTAAGCCCATAAATAAAAATGATCCTCTATGTGCGGGTAAATTATACGATTATTTCATCAAAACCGCATTTAATGCATGTTCGGGCGGAGATTATTCGTATGACTATGTAGACATTTGTAATCTAAAAAGCATTTTGTCTACTGGAACCCGATGCTTAGATTTTGCGTTATATTCTATTAACGATAATCCAGTTGTTGCGACAAGTATCAATGATGATTATTATACAAAGGAAACGTTTAATTCAGTAATGTTTGCCGATGTAATGAAAACGATTAAGGATTACGCATTTGCTACGGGAACTGCACCAAATAATACCGACCCGATTATTGTTCATTTAAGAATAAGAAGCAATAACCGTAAAATGTATAGCAAACTTGTCGAAATATTTCAAGCGTATGACAATATAATGCTTGGAAATTCGTTTAGTTATGAATCAGGTGGACAAAATCTAGGTA